GTATCTCTAACTCCCATCTATGATGTGTACGCTTTTACATGAGTGGATTCTGCGGCCGTGAGATTGGTATCCTAGTACCCTGCGCGCTGCGAGATCGAGTTGTTGTAATTAGAGTTACTCCATGCAGTATAGCGTTCAGAACATTGGTGCGCTGCATAGATAAAGGTCCACGTAAAATGTGCCGTTGTATCTCAGCATTCTTACAAAATTGTTCAGCCTGACGTTTCGTTTGCACATAACTATAGGGATAGTACATCGACGTTACATAGATGGGTTCATTTCCTGCGCTACGCGTCAAGCGTTCTGAGTGCATTTTAGTACTACCAGCATGTGACGCTGAGTCCTTAAAGAAATCCTTACACGCACTACGAAAGTTAGGCTGTCCACTAGTTTTGGGACCTTTATGCAGACGTGTCCCACCGTGTGTTACTTCTTGAAAATACACAAAATCTATAGCGAAATCTACGCATACAACAAAAGCGCGATGCGTTGAGTATGGACTTACAACTAAAAATATAACAACCAGGTCACTATCATATGGGGCGGTGTAGATATGTACACCCGGCCTGCGGGTCTTTGGAATATGAAAATTTGATCTAACAACATGGTGTATCGTGGTTTCAGGTGCGCCAGTTCGCATTCCGTCTTCAACTGCTCGTTTCTTAATTTCAGCTGCCATCACGTCATTCAAATGCTCCATTTCTTTCTTAATCTCTTCTACATGCTTAATTTTAGCATTAACTATTTTTTGGAGGGCACTATCATTAAAGGTATCCTGAGTTAATAAAGTCTCTACTGTAGCTGGTGATATCGCTGGCAGCTCCGCGTGCTGAACAGAAACGCCAGTCAATCGACTTATCGTTTGACCAAGCTTATAAATCTGCTGAATTCCACGAGCCGTTGCCATTCCAGTTGCAATACTCTCACCAACAAAAGGGACTTCCGCTGCAACATGCTCTGCAATTTCTCCCCCTATATCAATTGATTGTTCAATCGCTTCTTCAAGTATTGCTTCTTTCTCAGCTTTAACCGCATTCGCCATCGCTTGATAATTTGCTTTCATTGCTTCTATCATTTTAGCTTCATCTCTACTACGCAACCGCGCCTCTTTCGTTAATGCATCACTTAAAATTTGTAAATTTTTATTCTCATGCTCAGTTATCTCAATCATTGCTTTCATAGATGTATCCAATGACTCAACTTGATTTTCTTCCGCCTGTGTCACGACATTCTGATTTTTAACAATTTTGTTTAATTTTTCGATTGAAGCAGTTAACTTATTTTCAACAGCCCTACTATGCTTGTCAAACTCTTCAATTGATTTCACTTCGCGATTCAAAGCTGCTAATTTCGAAGCTAATTGCTGTTCTGTTGGGTTAAGTGGATCAGTTGGTGGTTCATGAATGTTCAGAACATTACCAATCACTGCTTTCTTGATTGCTGTCCCGGTATCTACATCAGTGAGTGCTGATTCTGCTAAGCCTTGTACTACGCCAGAAACGACTTTTTGGCCGGTCTCACTTTCTAATGCTCTCATAGCTGCCGAACCGATTGATGACGCCAGCCTGCGTGTTGTATCAGATGTGACAATATTTTTCATTCCACGGCCAATGCGTGACAAGGCACTAGTAAATTTTCCCATTTTTGCAGATCCAGTTCCACCATAAGTGTGAGAGTTTTAAC